TGTGGCAGTTTTTCGCGGACGAAATTGAAAGTAGTGGTACCACAATGCATTTCAACTACACCGAAATGCACTGACTCTCAACGACAATGAAGACGAAACACGGAACTCAGAACAGCTACCTGAAGGGCTGCAGATGCGAGCCGTGTAAGGCTGCGCACAGCGCCTACCAGCGCGATTGGCGCCAGCGCAAGGCGGCCGGCCTGACTACGCGCTCTAACGTAGTGTCCTTGGCTCCGCAGCCGCCGGTTGATGGCGAGACGGTGGCTGCTGTCAAAGAGGAGACAGCTGGATTGACGCAGGCTGAGACGCGGCCGACGTTGGTGGCGGCTGCTTTGGCGTTGGCGCGGGTGCTGGATAACCCGAGTGCGGTGAATCAGCATGCTGCGGCGACGAAGGAGTTGCGGGCGACGATGGAGGCGTTGCATAAGGGTGGGGATGTGCGTCGGTCGCGGTTGGCGGCGGTGCGGTCGATGACGCGGGCCAGCTCAGCGACTGGATGAGTTTAGTGCCGGGATACTTCGCTTTCGGTAGCGATCCTGAGGGTATAGGCCTCCCGGCCAGGGCAGTCCTCGCGAACTAGGTTACATGATCCAGGGCATAGAAACCCCGCGCATCTTTACTCCGCCGCGGCGTGAACTAACGCCTGAGACGACGCATGGGTTTGCGTGTATCGCGTTCGCTGAGGACGTGCTGGGCGTGACGTTGTTCCCGTGGCAGCGGTTCCTGTTGCTGCATGCGCTTGAGCTTGATGAGGACGGGCTTTACCGGTTCCGCACGGTGGTGTGTGAGGTCGCCAGGCAGAACGGTAAGACGCTGGTGATGTTGATCCTGGCCCTGTGGCATATTTACGCGCTTGATAGCCGGATGGTGATCGGCACCGCTCAAGACCTCACCCGCAGTGAGAAGTCGTGGGCTGAGGCTGTCGAGTGGGCGATGGAGAATGACGAGCTGGCCCCGCTGATCGAGGATGTGAAGCGCGGTCATCCGAAGGTGCTGACCCTGATTACGGGGTGTGAGTATCGGGTGGCGGCTGCGTCGCGGCGTGGTGGTCGTGGTTTCACCGGCGACTTGATCCTGTTGGATGAGTTGCGTGAGCATCAGTCGTGGGATTCGTGGGCGTCGGTGACGAACACGATGAACGCGCGACCGAAAGCGCAGGCGTGGGCGTTCAGTAATGCCGGTGACTCGCTGAGTGTGGTTTTGCGGTATTTGCGCGCATTGGCGCACCGCGATCTTGGCTGGCCTGACGGCGATGCTGATGCGGAAGTGCTCGGCGAGGTCGAGGAAGGTGCAGAACTCGGCGATAATGCGCTCGGTTGGTATGAGTGGAGCGCACCGCCGAACGCGCGTCGGGATGATATGGCTGCCATTGCCCAGGCGAATCCGGCTAAAGATCACACTGAGATCACCCCGAATTGCATTACTGAGCGGGCACTGATTGCGGCCCGGCGCACTAGCCCGCCGCATGTGTACGACATGGAGTGTATGTGTCGGTTCGTGGCGTTGGCGGATGGTGGCCCGTTCCCCGAAGGGACTTGGGCCGCCACCCTGGATAACCAGGCGCGGCCGGCTGAGGGGGCGAAGTCGGCGGTGTGTGTCGAGGTGTCCGATTCGATGCGCAGCCGCGAGTACGCCTATATTGCGCGCGCCGCGACGGATGATGTCGGGCAGCCGGTGGTGGGTGTGTGGCAGTGGCAGCAGGGCACTGATTGGGTGGTGCCCTGGCTGATGGCGAATCGCAGCGGCTACTCGGTGGTGGTGCTACGCAGCGGTGCTGGGACGCCGGCACTGTCGCTGCTCGACGAGATCGAAGCCGCTGAACTGCCATTAGAGAAGTGGACCGCCGCTGATGTCAGCGCCGGTCACGGCATGATGTTCGATTTGGTGCGCGACGCCCAGATACGCCACCTGTCCCACCCTGGCCTGGATGCCGCAGCCACTAGCGCGGCGATCAAGGTGCAGGCGGGTGGCGGGTGGATTGTGGACCCGAAGAATTCACCCTCCGACACCGCGCCCCTGCTGGCGGCGATGGGCGCGGTGTGGGGGCTGGGGCACCTACCGGACGACCGGCCCAGTATCTATGCCGGTGCTGATGGTGCCGACGTGCTAGTGCTCTAGACGCTGTGGGCAGTAATTTTCGACGGCGGTTACCGCGATGACGGAAGCATTTTCGATGCTTTGTCCTGTATTGGCGATCTCGTTGGTGATGTCCTGCATTGTGTAGCCCTGCGATAAGTCGATGCACACGGTTCGTCCTGCGGCGGCGATTTGATCCTGGCCGTATTTGAATTTCATCCCCTTGGCTTCTAGTTGGGAGACGAAGCGGCTGTCGGGGTCCATCGGCGGTGCGGGCGGTGCTGGTTTCGGTGGTGGCACCACTGTGGGTGCCGGGTGAGTGGTGGGATTCCGCGGCTGGTGCTGCTGGGTGTAGTAGAGGCTGGTGCCGGCTGCGGCCGCTAGTCCGACGAGCATGGCGGCGACGGCAATCAGCCAGCGGCCGCGTCGGGGTTGGTAGGCGGCGACGGTTGGTGTGTCGTCGGCTGCTGACCAGGCGAGGTCGGGTGTTTTGACAACGCTTGTTGCCAGCAGTTCGGTGTCGTCGGCCGGTGCGGCTGGTGCGGTGTGGGTTTCGGTGTCGTGGTTCATTTCAGATATCACGCAGCAGTGTCGGGACGCCGTGCTTAACCCACGCGTGGTGAGTTCCGCATTCGGTGCGGTCAGAGCCGACAGTGCGGCCTAGCTTGCATCCAAGTTTCCAGTTGTGCTCGGCGTTGAATCGTTCCACGTCAGTTCCGTAGTCCTTCATTTTGCTGCTCCATTCTCTTTGCCTAGCCAGCGGCGGATGGTTTTGGCGCGGTCGACGCCGAGTTCGCGGGCTAGGTCTACTTCTGTCATTCCGGCTTGGTAGGCGCGGATAGCAATACGGCGGGCCTCTTTAAGGACGCGATCAAGTTGGTCGCGGGCCTCACGGATAGCAACTGCGACGTCGCGCAGATCAGCTACGAGTTCGTCTAGTTCCTCGGTGAGCCGCTCGCCACTTGTCATGTGGACCACTCTACATAGTCCTGTGGACCTGTCAACATTGAGGTTTTGTTTGTGTTCCGTAAACCAGTACTTGATAAAGCGCTGCGGCGCCGCGTCGCCGTCAACTTCCTCGACGGCGCCGCCAGCTTCACCGGGCGGCTAGCCGAGTATGACAACAACACCTATGTGCTGGAAGCCTGCGAGACGATCCCGACGCCGGCTGAGGTGCAGCAGGGTGTGAAGGCTCAGCCGATCCTGGGGCGGCAGTACATCGACCGGGTTCACGCGTTTCTTCAGGAACTGCCGACGTGATCCTTGAAAACGGAACTAATTATCCGTTAGCTCCGCAGGCGTTCGCGGAGACGTCGCCGCAGTTCTGGCCGTCGTATTTCGTCCCGCGTCTTGGGATGACGCTGGAGACAGCGTTCGCGAGCTATGGGCAGCTTTACAGGACGCAGCCGTGGGTTTACACAGCAGTCCGCAAGGTGGCGTCATCGATTGCGCGGCTGGGTGTGAATGTGTGGGACCAGTCGCCGTCCGCTGGCCAGGAACTTGACCTGGACAGCCCGTATGCGCAGTTGATGGCTGACCCGTGTCCCGAACTTCCGCCGCACCAGTTCTGGGACTGGCTGGCCAGCACCATCGAAATCTACGGCGAAACCTATCTGATCAAGCTGCGCAATGGTCGCGGCAATCAGGTTTCGGGGTTCATTCCGCTGCATCCGTCGCTGGTGCAGATTTTCCGCGAAACCGACGGCACCGAAATGTATCGGCACATGGGCCGGCCGAGTCAGGTGTACGCGCGGGGGGACATTGTTCCGTTCCGCATGTTCAATCCCGACAACGTGATGCGCGGCATCTCTCGGTTGGAGCCGTTGCGGTTGACGTTGCAGAACGAAGACTCCAGCCGTCGGGCGATGGCGGCGTGGTGGCGCAACGGCGCCAGACCCTCAATGGTGCTCAGTAGTGAACGCGAGTTGGGTACTGAGGGCCGCGAACGCTTGAAGATGGCCTTCCAGTCAGAGCATCAAGGCACCGGCAACCGCGGCCGGGTGGTGGTCCTCGAGGACGGCATCACCGCAAGCCCGATGCAGTTCAACGCCGACGAGATGGCCTACATCGAAGGCCGGAAACTGTCGCGCGAAGAAGTTGCGGCGGTGATGGACTTGCCGCCCACCGCTATCCAAATACTGGACCACGCAACGTTCTCCAACGTCACCGAGAACATGCGGTCGCTGTATCGGGATTCGATGGCACCCAGGATTGAGTTCATCGAGTCGGTGTTCAACTGGGAAGTCGGCCGCGAGTTCTACGGCGCGAAGGTGATGAAGTTCGCTGTCGCCGAGCAACTTCGGGGTGCGTTTGAGCAGCGCGCCGAGGCGGTGTCGAAACTGGTGCAGAACATGATCTACAAACCCGCCGAAGCACGGCAACTGTTTGATCTGAATGATGCCGGTCCCGAGGCTGACAAGTTGTACGGGAACCGGGCGTTGACGCCGATCGACTCACTCGGCGCTGATTTGGTGGGTGCGGGTGGTGATGGCGGTGGTGACGGCATCCATGTCCCAGCACTCGAATCCGGCCCGAGTGGGTCCACGCATGTGCCGGCGCCGCTGAACCGCGCCAACGGCACCGACATCCCCGCACCCGCGGCGAGTAAAAGCGTCGACAAGCATATCCGCGACATCTCGGGCTGCATCGGTGGCGGCATGTCGCTGCAGGAAGCGGCCCGCTACCTGATCGACAAGACCGGCGACACCGAGGGTGTCGAGAAAGCCTGCAAGCACCTACTTGAAATGACCTGAACCGAATGCCTTGGAAAGTAAGGGCAGGAGATTCCTCCTGCCCTTTTGAAGTTGTGCGCTCCGACACCGGGAAGCGGGTGGCGTGTCACCCGACCCGTAAGAAGGCGGAGGCGCATCTGCGGGCGCTGTACGCGAACGAACCTGCTGCCGCAAAGAAAGCGATCGAATCTATGGATGTAGTCGAAAAGAGCGTCCAAGCGGCTGTTTCGACTGTCGAGTCCGACAATCCTAACGGCGAGTTCGAGGTGGTGCTGTCCACTGAGGCGAAGGACCGCGACGGCGAGAACCTGTGGATCGATGAGTGGAAGCAACCACTGCCCGAGCGCATCCATATTGATGGCGATCATGGCCGCTCCATCGAAAAGACTGTTGGCAGCGCAGTTCCGCGGATCGAGGGTAACCGTCTGATCGGTAAGGGTGAGTTCGCGGGCACCCCGTATGCGCAGATGGTGCGCCAGCTCGTCAACGAGGGACACATCAGGAATCTCTCGGTTAATTATGGCGAGAAGAAGAATCAAAAAGACGGCAAGCCATTGCGTGAACTGTACAACGCGGCGTTCGTCGCCATCCCCGCCAACCCCGAGGCGGTGGTGCTGTCATCCAAAGCCAAGAAGGACGATGACGGCAAGAAACCTTACGGCGATGTGACTTATGCCGATCCTGGTTATCAGGAGGACGGCAAGAAACGCTATCCGCTTGACAGCGAGGATCACGTTAGGAGTGCTTGGTCGTACATCAACCAACGCTCGAATGCATCGCAGTACAGCGCGGAGCAGTTGTCCAACATCAAGTCCCGCATCCGCTCCGCCGCGAAGAAGTTCGGTATCGAGATCAGCGGCGACGACGAGAAGTCAGCCGACGACGTGCTTTTGAAGCAGATCGGTGCGAGCGGCAACAACCCCAGCGTCAAGCACGACGACATGGTGCAGGCCATCCACGACGCCGCCTGCCACCTGGGCGCGCAGTGCGCCAACGAGATTGAAGCCGACTCTGGTGAAGCCGACGGCGCCAACAAGTCGCTGTCAGTGTCAGAACTGGTGTCTATGGCGCACACCCAAGCAGAGATACGAGAACGCTTCGATCTCACCGATAAGTCTTCCACCTCGAAAGAGGCTGGATCACCGCAGGAATCAACCGAGGAGCCGACCGCCCCGACCGCCGACCAGGCCGCCGGGACCGCCGACCAATCCGCTGACGACGCGGTCAAAGCGAAAACCGCCGCCAGAGCGCGCGCACTCGCTTACCTGATCAAACAAGCATCCCAACAGATAGGGGAAAGCTAATGCCAAGTATGGCTTCGCTCAAGCAGCGCAGCAAAGAGCTTGAGCGCGAAGTCAGCGAGAAACTCAAAGCCTTCGAGGCTGACGAGATCACCGCTGACGAACTCGAACAAGTAGTGAAAACCGCCGACAAGGAGTCGGAGAAGATCGGCATCGCCATCAAGAATGTGCGCGCAGCGCAAGGGCTTGCCGGTTCATCCGACCCGAACCCTG